ACTTTAAATTTTCTTTTAGCTGCTGCTTTTCCTTTTGCACAAAGTTTAGCCATTATTGACAGGATAAGCATTCATCAGAATCTGAATCTAATGCTGCTAACGCCTCCTCTTTGCATTGCTTGCTACAAAAATTATCAAACTCATCTTTTGAATCAAATGCTTCTTTACATTGTTGGCACTGCTTTCTCATTACTTAGCTCTTCCACCATTCTTCATGTAACCCATTTTGTTTCTAATTTTTTGGGGTAATTTTTTTAAACCTTTTTGAGATGGCTTTATTTTTTTTAAAGCTTTACCACCTTTTTTCATCATAGGTCTTTTCATCACCATTGTTCCCGGCATTATTTTTTTCTCAGTGCTTTTCCATATCCACGCTTAGCTTTACCACAGCCAACTCTACCACCTTTTTTAAAAGGTAATAATTTACTGTATGGATCTAGTGGAACCTTATCTGTATAGATAGAATATGGGTTTCTTTTAGGCATAGATTTAACACCTGAACCACCTCTCATAATATCATCTTCATATACTCTTGGTGCGGGTCTTATTGCACCTTCACTAGCTTCATACATTGGTTCAGATATAGGTAAATCTAATTCAACATTTGCTTGGTTTCTTTTTCTATTACTTAAAGCTTTTCCAATACCAGCTATTGCTAAACCGGCCCCTAGAGCTTTAAGTGCTTTTTTTATTTTTTTCTTAGCCATATTTATTTCCTTTTAATTAAATCAGTTGCTTTTAATCCGTAAACGCTTGCAATGACACCTACGAAAATCGTTTGATACCAAAATGGTAGCTGTGAAAAGTATTCAAAGAATAATTGCATCTTTTCCATAGCTGCCGGATCATCCGAAAACACTGCCCATGATAATAACGCAATTGGAGCCGAAAGTAAAACTAAAATAAATTCGTCTTTCCAGTCCGAATTTCTTGATTCTAATAATTTGCCCTGATATTCCGCCTCACCGTTTGCCATTTTTTCTGCATGACGCATTTGTGCGTCCGCCATTAGCATTTTAGTTCTTTGACGGTTTTTAAATATATGAGAGCCAGCTTGAGCGGCTAATTTAATAGCGCTAAACCACATACTAGTACCACTTAGCTGTTCTTTTTTTCTCTGCTAGCATTCCATCTTGACCTTTTACTTTTACGTCCTGAGTTTCATTCGGTTTTGACACTTCGATTTCTACACCGCCGTTCAACATTCCGTCTTTGTTCAGAAACATATCGTGATCAACATGTTTTGCGTCTGTTTTTTTATTTTTTTTCATATTTATTCTCCTCTGTTTCTAATTATAGCTATATTTCCTGGCATTGCATCCATTTTCGGTGCCGATGGTATAGTTTTACTTAAAATTGTTTTCTCAATAGACGTATTAGCTCTTAATTTAGCTAAATCTTCGTTTTGTTCGAGCTTATCTTCTTGAATTCCTTGATTCATCATCGCTTTTGTCTTGTCTAAATTCAATCTTTGCTCTGCTTCTTTTCTTTTTTGCTCATTATCCATTGCTCTAAGGTCTAATTCTCTTGCTTTTAGCTTAGCAACAGGGTCATTTCCGAAATCACCCATGATTTTATTCTCTTCATCCTTAAATTCTTGAGTCATATCAGCAATTAATTTAGCTTTTCTTGCTTCAATTGCCATACTCATTTGTACAATTTGCTGTTGTACTTGTGGACTTTGTGCCATTTGTGGATTTTGTTGTGCCATTTGTTGTAATTGCATCAATTGTTGTATCTCTTCTCTGAATTCTATCTCTAATTGCTCTTGTGCCATCAAAGAAATGTGTTCAAAAATATTTTTTTGTAATGCACCCATAACCGCCGGACTATTTTTTGCCATGTTGGTTGCCATAAAATTTAAATGCGAAGTAATATGTGCTCTGTGTTCTTGTCCTTTGAACGCTTGGAAAGGTCTACCACTCATTGACATAATATTTTCTGCCGCTGGATCCATTGGCATAGGTTGTTGAGGTGGTGGTAAAATCTTATCAATATTTTTTACACCAATTGCACTGTACATATCTCTGTATGCTTCATACATATTGTGCATATTTGGATTTGACATCGCAAGTTGTAGTTCAGTTTGTGCTAAACTAATTCTTTGTGACTGTGAAAATATGTTTGGATCAGCAATTGGAATGATATCTACTTTATCATCAAAGTCTGCAACTTTAATATTTCTTTGACCCCCTACAACATCGTAAGGATATTCTGGTGGTAGATATGTTTTAAACACATCTGCCAATAATCTAAATTCTTCTTTGAGTGCCACATACAATCTTTTATGTATCGCTGACATGACTCTACTTCCACGTTCGAGTAAAGCTATAGTCGTCCCAACAGCGGCCTGTTGGTTGCCGTCACCGACCTGCATGTCAGCTATGGCGGCAAATCGTTGACCTGCGTTTACTACGATACCCATCAATTGTAATAATGTTGCTGATGGTTCTTTGAAAGGTAAAGGCATAAATGCGTCTCTAATGTTTCCGCCAGGTGCATCTACATCTCTAAACTCTCCAGGTTGAATCGATTGTGCCTCATCTCTAACACGAATACCTCTTTGTTTAAATCCAGCTGGCATATTTGAAAACGTACCAGCATCTAATAATTGTCTTAAAGCATTCGTTGCAGTTCTAGATAATCCACCGATCATGTGGATTAAACCAAATCCATAAAAACCAAGTCCAGGTAAAAATTTAAAATGAGTAAAATAACTTATTTTATTTCTTAATGGATCTTCAGCTTTGTAGTTTCTTCTAATTGATAAAACTTCTCTTGAAGAAGTATCAATTGTTACAATGTATGGAAGTTTGATTCCAGTAGGGTTTTGTTCTTCGTCTTTATCTTCAAAACCTTCTAGATCTAAATCTGTGTGAATTTCTAAAATTGTAAAAACTTGTTCGTCTCTATTTTTTCTAACTCCTTCTAATTCTCTTTCCTTTTTCTCTACTTCTGTTTCTTGAGAATAACCTGGAGTGATTTCTACATCTCTATAAAAACCTGCTACTTGTTTTTTTCTTAAATCATTTTCTGACACTTTTAAAACATGCACGATTGAATCTGCATCTTCTAAAGATGTTGCTGTGTATGGAACTATCAGGTCATCTGCCGGAACAAATTTAGACACGGCTCTGCCTAGAAGTTCATCATAATAAATCTTCTTAAATGCAGAGCCGCTAAGAGGGAGATAAAAAAGTAACTGATCGAACTCGGGTTCATACTCTTTCATCACATTCATGAGTTGATAGTTCATGAAATTTTTTACTCTAGTTGCCTGGTCTTCTTTTTCTCTAGTAGGTAAACCCATAATTTGAGTGTGGACTGGACCAGTCGCTGGAAGTAATTCTTTATAAGCGTGTGCTTGAAACTGTGTTACGGCTTCTGCTAATACTGGGTGTGTTGCACCACTTGCATTTGTAAAAGGCTGGGATCGAACTTCATATTTAAATCCTAATAGATCTAAACCTTTAGTGTAAGCATCTTCCCAATCTTTTCTTGATGATTTGTATTGTGTGTAATTTTCAAAAAGATCAGAACCTAATCTTCCTAAAACATCTTCAGGAAGTAGATCTGCTAAATTGTCAAAGTGTTCATTAGTGCCTGGCTGATTTACAGCTTCAGGATCAAAAGTAATTGTAGCACCGCCATCTTCTTCTTGTTCAACTTGAATATCTTCTGGTCCAACTTGTTCCTCAATATTCTCTTGAGATGCTTCTACAATCTCTTCTTCACTAGGTAATTTTATTTCCTGCTCTACGTTTGGCAAAGCTTTGTCTATTTCTGACATTATTTTTCTCCGAGTTCTCAACTGTTATAATCCTTTTTCCCGAAACATTCAACCCCTGAGAATTAGGTCCTTTTAAAGGAGGTACAGTTGTAGTTAATTTTTTAGTCATCTAATAATCCTAATCCTTGTATAGCTGCAGAAGCTGCAAAGCCACCTATACCTGCTCTAGATAATCCCCTAAGTGCAATTTTAGGTAGTCCTAGTCTAGCTATTTTTCTAAGTGTAGGACTCAATCCTCTTGTTATTTTTGGTGTTTGATCTGCAAACGCTGGATACAAATAGTTAAACGGATTTGTTGCAATATCTGCAGGTGAATCCCCTTCAGCTATTTGACTTGCGATATCTCCTACCGCAAACGGTGCTAGTAGTGCAGGTGATGCTGAAACCCCTAGTCCTCTACCTAAAACCCTTAAACCTGTTTTAATTGGACCAATTGGTTTTTTTCTTTCAATACCAAATGCTCTTGATTTACTTGCCTTGATTGTTGATGGTGCGGCTAACGCTGTTGAAGCAGCTAACGTGCCACCTAATGCAGGTAGTTGATAATCTAATATTGCGGGTCTTTCTATATCAATTGATATAGGTTGTGTTGCCATATCTACCAGCATACTTTTTTGTTGGTCTTCGTTTGATAAATAAGTTGTTGGGTCATCATTTCTAAATGCTTTGACTAATCCTATCGCAGCTCCAACACCAGCACCGATACCAAATGTTTTTGCACCCGGTGATTTTAAAAAACCTAATGCTGCATTTTTTACTTTAGCCATTGCTCCACTTGTTTCTGGTGCTTCACCCAATATCTTCGCAGCTTTTACAGGGTCATCATCAATTGCAGCAGAACAATCTCCAGGAAGTCCTCCACGAGATAACATACTACAATAAGCTATCTTTTCTTTTTCACTTAATAATTTTATAGAATTTTTTAATTTAGATAATTGTTCTGTATCTAAATTTCTCAATGGAATTCCTTTTTCTTTTACAGCACCTACTCTTGTTTCTTGTAAATTTATTGGAGTTCCATACTCATCTGTTATTGCATCTAGTTTAGTAAAACCAATATAAGGTTGAAATTTTTTAGGTAGTTCTTTTGTAGCTTTTGCTATTATCTGTTCAGCATTATTATTTAACTCATCTATTCTTTTTAAATACCCTTGAGACTGATCAT